CTATGCCGCAAGTTTTTTCAGTTCTTCATTATATAATTCCTCTGCCGTCCTATATTGATGTAGGCGGCGCGGGTAGTTATTGATCCATTCCGTTATGCCGTTAATATCTCCCTGTGTCTTTTCGTCAAAATTAACGCCTTTGGGGATGTGGCGGCGTACTAATTTGTTTTGGTTCTCATTGCTGCCACGCTCCCAACTGCTATAAGGGTGGCAATAATAAATCTTTGTCCTTTTCTTTTTACTGCGTTTAGACCGTTCCATGCCCTCCCAATCCGCAAACTCTGATCCGTTATCTACTGTAATTGATCTAAATATCTCTCTAAATTTCTTCCCTGATTTTCTTTCTAACCGATCTAACGCCGTCACAACCGCCGCCGCTGTATGTTCTTTCAGCAGCATTATAATTTCTTTTCGTGTCTTGCGCTCTGTCAGCACTAATAAAGATTTTTTAGAAACTCCCCGCGCCCCTACAACGGTATCCATTTCCCAATGCCCAAACTCCTCCCGCATGTCTATCTCGTCCGGCCTGTTTTCGATGCTTTCCCCTTTGGTAGCACGCTTTTGTGTGGTTTTTCTCTTATGTTTCTTTTTCCCTTTTCTCTTTTCTGGCAGGTCTTTTAGTGTCAGGTTCAGAAAAACACCTTTATCAATATAGCTGTATAGTGTAGTTACGCATATTGAAAAAACAAACCCCTCAGCTCTCGCTTTTGCCAGTGCAGCCGCTGGGCTGTACCCCTCATTTATTATAATATCCTCTATGCGGTCTGCAAATGCCTGTTCATTCCCGATTTTAAGGTCAGCGCCCTTTGCGGCTAAAACCTCCTCTTTGTGCTGCTGTGCTATGTCTGGGCTGTATCTCATCTCTTTCGTGAGATCAGGATTTAACGCCTCGAATTGCCCGCGCTTTAACTCCCTATAAATCGTGCTGATATGGAAATGCAGGATTTCCGCAATCTCTTTTGGTGTATGTTTCGCTTTAATTAGTACTTCTAAGCGCAACCGGTCATTATATGTAAATTGTTTGAAAGTCCTCATAATTGTATTATCTCACTTCCTGCACACGCTGAAGGACGGCGGGTAATACTCTACCTGCCGCCCTTTGCACATGTCGAACCTTTAGATCATATCATTACTTTTTCGGTTTCGATGGCTATTCATTGTACTTTTAACTCAAATTCATCGCATAGCTGTTGTATCTCTTGATACATCTGTTTTCTTGTGTTCTGTAACTCTTTTATTTTTTCTGCTCTTTTTTTCGCAAACAAAAGCATTTCCTGGGTTATCTCTGTATCTGTTTTTAAATACATAGTACACATTATTCCTGGTCTTTTTGCCGCTTCACTACTTCCGCATATAACCTTCCCCATTTTATCGAAATCAACGTGATTAATGTATGTGCCGCCGAAAGTTGTATTATACTCGTCAAAAGCATAATCATTTTTATTTTTCCGCACTTTTATGGTTTCTTTTTCAACCGTTCCGTCAGTGTTGAATGTAAACCGAAATATTTTCATACTGTGCCTCCTTGTGATAGCCTACGTTTTCAATTTCCTTCATACTTGATGCCGCCCCTCTTTTCGGGCCTAGTCTTCCCCGATTTCGAGCAATATGTCGGCTGATGCTTTCAATGCCTTACAGATATTGGCAAAGGTTTCTATGCTAGGTGTTCGCTCCCCGTTTTCCCAACGGCTAATGTCCTTTTGACGCACCCCGATTACTGCCGCTAATTCCTTTTGTGTAATGCCTGCTGCCTTTCTTGCGTTCTTAATATTTTCATGGATATTCATTTTGCTCCCTTCTTCCGTTGGTGTGCCCTTATAATAAGGGCAACACACAATTTTACTGTACCAACCACTACTAAAAAAATACCTAATTTTAGAATCATGCTCTTTACTTGGCTTTGGGTTTGTGATATATTTTAGTTGGGCGGCGGGCTTTCGCCCGCCTTGGCATTTAGCCTAACAACTTATCTATTAAGATTAAGATTGTTCCTATGATTAAGTCTATCAATGCATTGATCGCCAAATCCTGCCAACTGATAGGCTTTTTCTTTTGTTTCTTTTTCTTACCCATTGCCTTATCTCCTTTCCAGTGCTTTGCACTTATTTTTCTTTTCCTCCTCTCTATATTTTATATTATATACCCCTTTGGGTATTATGTCAATACCTTTTTCCAGTTTTTGGGACAAAAATAAAGGGGCACGGTTCACGCCGTACCCCAACATTATAATTGCATTCTCTTTACTGCTCGGAAATCTCGGCATTTACTTTTTTCGCTTCGATTGCCTTCTTTGCCGCCTCTGCCTCGGCTTTTGTCATGCCCTCGGCATAAAGCAAGTTATATTCTGTTTTCCTGATCGCAAGCGATACATTCACGCCCGCCCTTCTTACCTCTGCCGCCCTCTGTAACGCCTCATTCCGGGCTTTAAATGTTCCACAGGTAATTCTATATGTTTTTGCCTTTTTGGGCGGTTCCTGCGCCTCTCCTGCCGCCTTATTTTCCTTATTCTCTGCCATGTATGCCTCCTGTTTTAAAACCTGCCCCGCATTGATAATGTTGGCATTTTGGATAATCTATTTCGCCCCAAGGATAGAGCGCCACATTTTTCCGCCTCTGGTAATCTCGCCATCCCGGTTAGAGTACCCCAGCACCTGTCCCTGGTAACTGTTGATCGCCGCAGTAAACTTCGGGCCCGCCGTGCAATCCAGGGATCCCGTGTACCGCCCCTGTTTTTTTAGCTTTTTTTGGAGCGGCAAAACGACGGCGTGCTTGCGGTTCTTGCTGGCCGAAACGGTCACTGTCTTTCTCAGCGTGCCTGGTCCAGCCTTGCCATCAATTGCCGATCCCGTACACAGCTGCACCTCACGCACAAAATCCTCCTGGCGGTAATCCCCATCTTTGACAATGCCGCCCTGCTTGATATGGGCAGGGACATCTACCACCCAATAATACTTGACCTGGCTCTCAAACAGATCCCAGGAGTTACAGGCCCTTGCCGCTTTGCTTGATGCCGGGTCATTGATCCAGACCATGCCGCCGGAATATCCATAAGCCACGACATAATGCCCGGAACTTGTCCATAAGCCCTTGCCCATGCAGGCGATAATCCAATTACCCGCCTGCAGTTCCGCCAGGGCAACCGCATGGATGGGAGCATTGGGCTTACCGTACACGTTTACCGTGTTAAGCCGCCGCACACTGATCCCGTAGGCCGCAGCCTGGGCCACGGGGTAATTGTAGCTGGTGCCTGACCGCAGTACCTTATAACCATGCTGCCTTGCCCATGCGGCGCAGGTTACAGGATCAATATAAGGGCTCACAATGGCTCCCAGCACGTCCGTCATAGATGTCGGGCCGCAACCTGCGCTCTTTATAGTGCTTACCTCCCCCGATACTCTGTAGGGCAAGCTGCCCCACTTACTGTCTCCCTGTTTATAATCAACTGGCTTAATCATTCCACACGTCCTCCTTCTGGCGTATTTCGATCCGCCTCAGTGCTGGCCGCGTCGGTCAGCCCCTCACCGATGATGTAGGCCACGACGGAGGCCCCGGCCATGATCAGCGCTGTAACCTGCGTGGCTGTGCTGTCCGTGCCTCCAGTGGCTACAATCATCATGGACGCAAAGGACGCTACTGCCGTCCAAAGCTTTCTGCTTGTCAATTTCCTTGCCCAATCAATCTTCTTCATGATTTTTTTCCTCCTCGCTTCAAATTACAATCCAATCTTGGCAAATACGATAGCAAGAACGGCTCCTAGAATCGCAGTACCGATGTATGAGAGCATCTTTCTCCACTTCTCGCCGTCCCTGCCTTCAATCGTCTCCAGCCGCTTACCCTGCTTTTCCTGCTCCTCCTGCATGGATTTCATGCTTGTGGCCAGTTCACGGACAGATGCCGTCAAACTGGAAATTTCCCGGACAGTCTGCTCCAGGATTTCAATGCGGTGGTTCTGCCGATCGTTCTCCTGCTTTAACTGCTCGTTTTCCGCCTCCATCAAATCCCGGAACTGCTCCAGTTCCCTGTGTGTTACAGGATTATCCATTGTCCCACTTCCTTTCGTCATGAATCAGTAAAGCCGCCCTGCCGGACGGCTGGCTGCTAACCTGCGGAATCACCTTCCGGGTCTGTCTCTTATTCGCATAGGTATCCTCCTTTGAAATTTGCGCAAAATAAAGCACATATCAGCGCCAGAATATATCTGACGCTCATATGCGCTCATTTAGCAGTTTACGATACAAATAGCGCCTACTGCCGCCAAATCACGACTGTAGGCGCTATTTTCTCCTTCCGCATTTATTACTCTATTTTTGAGTTGATTGAATCCTGTGTGATTATAACAGTGCTAGCAATTTCCGGGTTTTCCTGCATAAATTTAACGATGGGAAAACACAGGTTCTGAAGCTGGACGTGCTTTTCATTCCATCCTGCTGCCCCAGTCTCAATGTTTGTTATACCAGCTGGTCCCGACATTCCCGGATTTCCCCGCCAGCACAGCACTCCTTTTCCATTCTCCATTTCCATATCCTTCTCCTTATGTCCAGCTTATTTATAAAATCATTTTTCCAGTGCTTCCAAGCGCTGCTTAAGATCGGCAATTTGTTGCTGTTGTTGCTGGATCGCTGCCGTGTTCAGGGCGATAAACTCCTCATACCGCAGGGAATATATGTATATGGGATTCCCGTTTTCGTCTACTTCGTCCTCATAGATGATATCTACATAATCCTCCATGAGCGGATTGCCGCTGTCATCCATTAGCGAATTACCTTCGGCATCCAGCTTTTGACGGATACATATACGCCGAATTTCTTTTTTCTTTATGTCCTTGCAGAATCCAGCAAAATCAAGGTCGGATAATCCTACCTGTGCCATGGCTGCCTCCACATCCTGTGAGATAAAGCCTATATGAATACGTCCACTGGATCCGTCAATAAAGTGATAGGTGACAGGCTTAAGCAAGGCAAAAAGCTTAATGTATTTCTCCGACACGGCAGTAATATCTTTTTTTAAGTTGCGGTCTGATGTAGATATGGACGATACGGTGCTATAAATCTGTCCCCACCTTCTGGACGGACTGCCCAGACAATAAGTGGAGTTTGCTGAGGGGCCCAACGTCCATATGCCCTCTGTTACTCCAGCAAACACCTCATAATTGGGCTCGTTGCGGCTTGGCCGCAGATACAATTGCTGATTGGCTAAAGATACCATGCTTGCGCCCGATTGCCAGTAAAATGTCTTATTGCCGCCAAAAATAACGTCGCCTGAAAATGTGCCTCCTCCCCATGGCGATCCCGATGGTCCTTGCGGGCCTGTCGCCCCGGTGTCTCCCTTGGGGCCTTGCGGGCCTGTCGCCCCGGTAGCTCCCTTGGGGCCTTGCGGGCCTGTCGCCCCGGTAGCTCCCTTGGGGCCTTGCGGGCCTGTCGCTCCGGTGTCTCCTTTTGGTCCCTGTAACTCAGATTTATGCGCCGATACATACGCCTGCACATTGTTAGGGACGACTTCATCTAATCCCGTGTTTAGTGAAGAAATTGCCCCTGTCACCGTGCCGTCCCCGATCCCGTCCAGGCTGGTGGTTCCCAGTAGCTTGCACTTATCATTCCATGCCTGCCTATCGGATGCCGTTATGTGGATCGTACTATTGCCCGTATGCCCGTCAAGCTCTGCCTGGCTGGCCTTGGTGCCGATTGCCTGATCCAGGGCCTGTACCACATCCTTATTATCCTGCATGGCCTGGGCAATCTCCCCCAGGGTATCTAACGTACCTGGGGCGCCGTTGATCAGATCCGCGATCTTCTGGTCTGCATAACCTGTTGCCTGCTGGTACATTGCGTTTGTGTACTCGCTGGCCGCTGACTTGTTTTGTTGGACTGATAGTATTAGCTGTTCAGCCATTTTTTTAATGAAGTCGTCATTGTCTACCAGCTGCTGAATGATCGCGTTCATCGGGCCTGCCTGCACCAGGTCTGTCTCCTCAATCTTCCTTATTTCCTTTCCGTATTCCGGGTTTTCCGAAACTTTAAAATATTCCATCCCTTCCCTCCATTCTGCCCCTTACATAGTGTCACTTACTATGAATGTCATTTTCCAATCATCATCCTTGACCTTTGGGGCGCAATTTTTGATTGCCACCAGGTCGCCTTCCGCGTCAACCAGGGCGATCTCGCTTATGCTTTCCCCGGCAAGTTCCCCCTCTTCAAGCGTGCAAAAATATTTTACCTGCGTGTCGCTTACGGCCTCGTGCTTTTCAATGTCCTTCCTTATAAGCTCGTCCTTGAGCGATCCCTGCCCCTCTGACGGCTCCATTGCCTCCCCCTGCGCATTGGCTCCCCCGCACCCAAATGCCATTTGCGCAATCTTGGGCAGGGGCTTTTCCCCTGCCCTGGCAAGGAGCATTTTTTTCTTTGCCACTGTCGTTGTTACTGCTTTCGCTTGTTTGGCCTCCATTCAGATTTCCTCCTTTATGATTTTGGCGTTCCACCGCCTCGTGCCATCCCATTTCGCGGTGCCGTCCCAGCGTCCGGCCGCCCTGGAGCTTATTATTTCCACCTTGTCAAATGATTCCGCTGTCCGCATGGTGGCCTCCGTCTCCATTCCTGCCTGGATATGCCGCGCCTGCAGGCTGGCTGCCGTTTCCAGCCTCAAATGTTTCCCCGGCTCTTTAAACTCCATGTACGCGCATATTTCCAGGGAAAAATATATGTACGCCTGCATCGGGATCACGCTGTCCAGCAGCCCGTACAGCATCTTCAGGTTCCTTTCCTGCCCGCCCACGGATATTTCCAATTCCCAGAACTGGTAATCCGGTATCAGTTTGATTCCCTCTGAACATGCCGTCAACATCCCCTCCAATTCTGAGAGGCCCATTTCCCTGCGGTTCAATGCTGCCAGTATGTAAGCGCGCCTTTCCTCTATGCCCTGCGCCGCCTTGGGCCTGACGCCTAGCAGCCTTTCAAACCGCCGTGCGCCGGTTTCATTCGCAGTAAGCACAAACATATTTCTTATTGCTTCATTTATTGATGTATTCAGCTTTGAAAACTCTATGTCCTCCGCCTTTGCGATCTGCTGTATTTCCTTGATCCGCTTTATCACTGGAGGATAATGGTTTAATATTAAGGTCTGCATACAATCACACCCCTAACTGGTATTGCGTTTGGGTCTAAAAGCAGGTTTTCCTCCCTGCCGTTTAATGCTGTGTCCTGCACATCTACGATCCCTTCCACGCTCGCGATTGCCGCGTTAACCTTTAATATCCTTACGGTTATATAGTCCCCGTTCTCCCAGCTTTTCGCCAGTTCCAAAAAGTAATTATCTATTTTTTCCTGTATGCCCGGCAGCAAATCCTCCCATACATAGCCGGTATCTATTGTTATTTTCGCCTCGGTTTTTACTGTTACCGATATGCAAGGATAAATATCCACGATATGGAATATCGTTGCTTTCCCCTCTCCCTCGCCTTGCTTTCCAGTCGGATCTACGGTTTCCTGCACATTTGAAACAAGTGTTTTGTTTGGGGTTTTATAGGCGCTGTCAAGAAAGTATATCTTTATCCTCCTTACGTTTTGCGTTACGCGGTATATTTTGCAGGCTCCAACCCCTTCTATTTCGTGCATCATTGCTTTGTACTGCGCACGGTTGCCGCCAAACGCCTGTGCCGCCGCCACAATGGAAATGTACCGCGCACGGAAAGCCTCCGTTTCTTCATCATCCCGCGCCGGTGTGAGTAGTTCTATTAGTTCCCCGCTGTCGAAACCGTCTATATACTCAATCGGTTCCAAATCTTCCTGCTTTATATTTCCCTTTGTGCCGGTTTGCTCACACATAAGCCGGTATTTCTTCGGCTCTATTTTTTCTGTGCATATATAGGTTAATTCCCCGGCTGAAAAGCGGGTGTTTAATTCAATATCAATATTAAATTCAGCTTTCCAAACGGCGTTAGATGCCGGAAACGGTTCTATCCCTCTTTCCTTTGCCCTTAATATTAAATGCTCCCTGTCTGCCGTTTCCGCGTACCCGTTTTGGTCTATCAATCCCAACTCAATATATGCCTGCTCAAACTCCGCGGCCGCGCCCCTAAAGGCATGGTCTATAAGTGTCCCTTCTTCTGTGTTTGTGTCCGGATCCACCGCCTCTTTTAAGTCTATCATGATATTATTTTGTGTCTTATCGTCAAACAACATCTTACCGCCCCCTTCTCGCTGTCGGCCTTGCGATCGGCTGGTTATTAAACTCTATGCCGCCGTATATGGTATTTGCCGTAAATGATATGGTTAATGTATCGCTTGCCATGCTTACGCTAAATTCCGTTACGCTCTGTATGTTCTCGTTTACAAGCAGGCAATCCTCCGTCATTCGCTGCGCCTCTGCCTCTATGTATTCCTCGGTATATCCCTGCCCTATAAGATCCTCGAACTCATTGCCATAATCCCATGTATAAATATAATACCGATAACGCGGCGTTTGCAGAACAAGCCATATCCAGACTTTTATAGCCTCTTTCCCTTCCACAATTCCGCCGGTTAGTTGTCCGGTCTTAAAATCAATTCCGTATTCTTTCGGCGTTTTTGTTTCCTCTAATTCCTCTGACTCTTCATCGTCCTCTATGTACGCCGGTAATAGTAAACTCATGCTTTACACCAACCTTTCCAAAATAATATAAAGTTCATCACTGATCCGGTAAGCCGCCACTTTGTCGCCGCTTTTTAAAGGCGCAACAAATGTATTTTTATCTTTCTTTGACGGTTCATCATCGTAAACCGCACAATGATAACCGGTTTTAAGGTGTTCGGCTATAAGTAAATCGCTGCCCGATAATGTCAACTTGCCAATTTTGCAGCTTGCCGCGCCGGTCATTACCCCTATTTGGATCGGCGCGGTATTGTCTTTTTTCCCCTCATTCCTCATTACGCTTAATATCTCCTCGTATGGGTTCATTCTCGCGCCTCCTTCCTATTCTTCCGTTTCCTCGTGTTCCTTGCTATCCATAACATTTTTAAAGTTTAACTCCAAATTCATTATATGGATGCCGTTTTCCCATATGTGGGTATCGCTGTCAATCCAGAATAAGCCATTTAAACCGGTTGCCCTGTCGTATACCTCTACGCCGTTTCCCGCGACGCACCTTAGGTCGCCGTCTATCCCGTCAAGCGTTACCCGCTTTTCTATGCCCCGCAGCATATTTTTAGCTGCCGCCTGCGCGTTTATGCCGCTTTCCTTTTTGTAAATCTGCTGGTAGATGCCGTATTTCTCTACCCATTTATCCTTCTTTACTTCCCCAACCTGCGCCCCTTTTTCATCATAAATCTTTACCACGTTTACCATGTTTTCTATTGTTTCCTCGTACTCGGCGTTTGTTATGTTGTATTCCTCCGCCAGTACAAAATTCTTAACTTTCTTTCCTTTTACCTCTACTGACAGCTTGGATCCGTTCATACGGCAAATATATTTCTTCCCGGTCTGCTTTGCCGCTTTTGTGTAGGCTTTCATAATAATGTCATAAATTGTGTCGCCGTCTATTATCATCTTTTTTATGGTCGCCTTCGTTGCCGCGATGCTGCCGGTTTTAATCTCCAAATCAGCGCATACTTTTTCTGTGATCCGCTCTGCCGTTGTGTCTGAAAAGTTATAAACGCCGGTGCTTTTAAGCAAGTGGTTCAGCAGATCATAGCAGGTATATGTTACGGTGCCGGTTTCGCTTGTCTTCCTTGCGCTCTGCACCTCGCCGAAAAATATTAGTTCGCCGTCCTCATACAGTTTTATTGCCTGCCCCGCGCCGATATTCAGTTTTAAGTTTTTTACATTCTTATCGTTTGGCGCGTTGATAACCGCTATTTCTGCTGTACGCGCCGCCTGCGATACGCTCCCGCCCCATGAAACGCTTGATACTGCCTGCGTTATGTCGCTTGTGTATGTGTAGCCGTTTCTATGCCTGATCCATTTTATTTTCATACGTTAATCACCAACTGTTGGCCGGGGTATATCAGATTAGGGTTGCCGCCTATTACCCCTTTATTTTGATTGTAGACCGCCTGCCAGTTCGCGCTGCTTCCGGTTAGGTTCTTTGCGATCTTACTTAGGTTATCGCCCTTTACTACGGTATATGTAGTGCTTTTAATTTCCTTTGCCGCCCGCTGTGTTGCGGCAGGCGTTACTTTCTTTGTAACCTTTTCTTTCTTCTCAGTTGTCTTTACTTTTACTTTGCGGTACTCTTTAAATTCCAGTGTGAAATTTATGTCTCTTGTGCCGTCATTTTCGCCCCATACGAAACTTTCTATCGTGCAGTCCATATTTACCGGCGTGCCGGTCATTGTGAGGCGTATAACGCCTTTATTTTTCATTTCCTCAATCAGCTTTACACTTTCCTCTGGTGTTGGAAAAGTTGTGTACCCGCAAAAGCTGTATTTCTGTTTCGGGAAAAAAGAGGAAAAGGAAATATTTTTCAATTTCCTTTTCCCTAACAAATTTATTTCGCCTAATGAATTGATAACTACCTGCGTATTATTGCTTTCGCTCGTCAACTCATACTCTGACGGCAAAACCGCAAACCTAAAACTTGTCTTCCCCTGCTTTAACCAAATTTCCAATTTTGCCGCCCCCTTATGCTGTGCCGGTGTTAAACGCTATTTTCTTTAATTTGTACGCCAACGCCTCCGCTATGCGGTCTATATCTTCATCGCTCCGCACTTCTATTTTGTCTGCCAACTTCTGGATTGTAATTTGAACGGATCCGGATCCGTTTCTCTCGCCCTCTTTCCGCGCCATTTCCACGCTTTTATCATGTGGGTATACCCTTGACCCTTTCGGCAGGTCTACAATCTCGCCGCCCCGGTCATGTATCACCGCCGCGCCGCCCCGCCAGTTATCAGTGCCTTTGTATAACTGCGGTATTGTAGGTATATTGATCCCGAAGGACTTCCCGCCCAGCCCCGGCACCCAGTCCGGTATAGTGACATTGATTTTATTCAGCGCGGAAATCGCGCCGTTTATAACGCCAATAACCGCGTTGACCGGCGCCTTGCAGATTGCCGCAAACGTGTCAAAAATGCCCTTGAAAATGCTTTTAACCCCTTCCCACGCCTGCTTCCAGTCTCCGGTAAACACGCCTGAAATAAAGGCGGTCAGCCCATCAAAAACGGTCAATACGCCGCTGATGATAGAAGTAATGGTGTTTACCGCTGCCGAAACCGCGCCTTTAATGGCCCCAAACGCTACCTTCACCACCGGCACGATAATATTCATAGCTTTTTTGACCACGCCCGCTACCCACGAAAACGCCGCCCCCGCCACCGCTTTAAACGCTATTATTACCGCCTTCGCGGTGCTGCAGGTGCTGCTGATCTCCTTCCCGAAAATATTCGCTACCACCTTCGCGACGGCCCTGACAGCTTTCCCGATCGCCCCAAATACCGTATTGAAAATGGTTTTCAGGTTGTTTATTATGCTGCTTACACGCGCTTTAATGTTGCTGATATTTGCGCTAAATTTGTCCATGTCAACGCCGCACTTGGTTAGCGCTTTCCCTATCGCGTTCCCGATGCCGGTAAAAATGGTCTTTACAATGTTCAGGCTTTTAAAGGTGTTGGCCGCGCCCTTTACAGTGTCTGCAATCAATGTAAACGGTGCCTTTATGGCATTTACCAAACCTGACAACGCGCCGCTTGCAATGGTCTTTAAGCCATTCAGCGCGCCCTTCCAGTCTCCGGTAAACACGCCCTTTATAAACTGCCCCACGCCGCTAAAAATGGTCTTTATGTTTTCTATGACCGGCCTGACCGCCTGCACGAAACCATTGATACAGCCTTTCGCGGCACCGATCGCGGTATCCCACGCGCTGGCCACCACGTCAAACGCGCCCGCAATCTTGTTTACGGCTCCCTCCGGCAGGAATGTGGAGAACGCACCCACAACAAAATTTTTGATAGCGTTTATCTTTGCCTTAAATATATCGCCTATGGTGTCTACAACGCCGCCTGCCGCCGCCTGGAAGCCTTTTAGGGCGGTTTCCGCGTCACCGCTGAATATTCCCTTTAGCATGGTGCCGATGCCCTTAAAAATGGTTGTGAAGCCTGCGAAAATCTTTTTCACGTCTTCCACGAGCCCACTAAATGCTGCCTTTACGCCGGAGACAACCGCTTTTATTGCCGGTAGCACGTTATCAAAAGCCTTTGTTAATCCTGCTGCCATATCTGGAGGAAAGATGTTTTCCAGGCTGTTCCTAAAGCCCTGCGCCGCGCTATCCCAATTACCGGCAAACGCGCCCGCAAAAAAATCTAACAATGCGCCAAACGCCCGCAGGCCCCTGTCAACCGCCGTTACAATGCCGTCAAAGGCGGCTTTTACGCTGGAAACAAGCGTTTTTATTACCGGTAGCGCATTGTCAAAAGCCTTTGTTAATCCTGCTGCCATATCTGGAGGGAAGATGTTTTCCAGGCTGTTCCTAAAGCCCTGCGCCGCGCTATCCCAATTACCGGCAAATGCGCCCGTAAAGAAATCTAGCAGCGCGTCAAACGCCCGCAGGCCCCTGTCAACCGCCGTTACAATGCCGTCAAAGGCGGCTACTGCGCCTCCTACAAGCGTTTCCAGAACGCCGCCCACCTCTGTCACTCCCTCTTTTACGCTGCCTGCAAACTCTTTCTTGAATATTCCGGCTATGGACTCGCAAAAGCCGCTTATTTTCCCCGCTATGCTGCCGATCGTGTTCCCGATTGATGTAAACTTGCTTTTAAAGCCCTCAACCGAAAAACCGGCTTTTTCAAACGCATTTTTAAACCAGCTGCCAACGCCCTGCAAAAACCCTTTGACCTGATCCCAATTCTTGATAATCAGAAACGCCGCTAAGGCGATTGCGGCCAGTACGCCGATCACTATTCCTGCGGGGCTTGTGATAACGCCTAATATCCCTTTAAACTGCGTAAATATTTTTATTGCGCCTGCATATGTCTTTTGAATGGTTCCCACCATTGTAACCATTTTCCCAAATATCAGTATTGCGGGGCCGATCGCCGCAACAATACCCGCCCATTTCATGATATTTTCTACTTGCGCATCATTTAAGCTATTTATCCATTCAAAAGCTGTCTGTACCCACCCTACCGCTTTTGATATATACGGTAATAATTTGTTTCCTATTGTGATTGCAGTAGCCTCTAATGCCGATTTTAAAAGGGTTAGTTGTCCGTTTAAATTATCTAACTGTGTTTTTGCTTGTGTCGCTGCGCTGTTATATGACCCTCTTAATCCTTCTTTCAACTCTTTTACCCGCTCGCTTGTTGATGCCGTCATTTTGTTAAATGCGTTCATTCCGTTTGTCGTGAAAATAGTGCTTTTTAAAGCATTTGCTTGTTGTTCGCTCATTCTTTTAAGTGCGCCAGATAATTCATCTACAACAATATTAAAATCTTTTGCGTTGCCGTCCGCATTATATACAGATATTCCCAAACTATCCAATGCCTTTTTTGCTTCTGCTGTTGGAGCATATAAATCAGTCATGGCGCGGTTTAGGCTAGTAGCCGCTGTCTGCCCCGTTACGTTCTGTTCAGCCATGCGCAATAAAGAGAGTGTCATACTGTCAACGCTTTGACTATACCCTGCTGCCGTTGCTGCACCATAACTGATCGCCTCCCCTAATGCTGTAACATCTGTACTTGCCATTGTTGCGCCCTTTGCCATTAAATCGGCGTATGTTGATGCATTTTTCATTTCGTCGCCAAAGCCTTTGACTGCGCCCACTATGTAAGATGCGGAACTTCCCATATCCATAGCCCCTGCCGCCGCTAAGTCAAGTACCGTCCCTAATGAATCACCGATCTGTGTTGCGTTAAGTCCTGCCATGGCAAGAATATTTATACCCTCTGCCGCCTCTCTTGCGCTAAATGCCGTTGTTGCCCCCATGCGCTGTGCTAGTTCAGATAACCCTTTTATATCATCTTTTGTTTTTCCCATTGTTGCGGCTACTTGTGACATTGCCGTCTCAAAATCGGCGGCGGTTTTAACCGCCGCCGTTGCTACTCCTGTGATCGGAACGGTTATTGCTTTAGTCATTGCAGATCCAACACTGGATATAGCTTTTCCCGCTTTTTGTATATCCCGTGCATTTCGTTTCATGTTATCAGCCATTTTACTCATACTTTTTATGACTTCTTGTGAAGGTTTCGTAAAACCATCAATAAACCGTAACGCCGTACTGATAACCCTGCCCACATCAACCACCTCCAATCGCTTTTTGTATTGCTTTATTCTCTTCCGCTTTATCCCGCATTTCCTGCCGCATATATGCCCGCGCTATGCGCTTTTGTCCTTCTGGCAGGCTCATGTATTCAAATGGTTTCCAATTTTTAAAGCGATAGTGCAGGTAATCCATGTTTACCTCCCTATCGCTTTTAATTAGTTTTTTACTTCTTTATCCGTTGTTTCTTCATTGTCGAAACCGCTTAACTTTGCGATCTCCGTTGAAATCTTGTTAATCTCGCCCTTGAAAATCTTCTTTGCTGCATCTGCCGGTGTAGCAACGCCCAAATGTTTTAATAATTCCTCGTTTTTCAGATCCGGATCCACGATGCCTGCGGCGGCAATCTTGGCATTGGTGGAAAATGCCCTGCCGTAATCAACCTCCCCGCTTTCGTCCAAACCACTTGCAGACAACCCGCCGAAAAGATCGCCATCTACCGCCTGGATCGTTACTTTTGCACCGGCTCCCAAAAGTTTAGATAACTGCCCGCTTGGGATCTCTTTTCTCTCGATCTTGTCAAATTCCTTCTTGTCTACCGCTAACAGCTTTTCAACCAAATTCATGTTTTATTTTCTCCTTTACATAAAAATAAGGGCGCACCCGCGCCCTCTGCCTCTTGGTTTAAATGGTCTGTAATAACTCCCAATCCTCAAATGTAAAACTGTAACTTTCCTCTCCCATTTTCCCCGCCTCCCAGTCTGCAAGGATCAGTTTGTCGAAAAGGCAGTTATATAACGCCACGCGCTCTGCGCCTAAGGCGTCCGGATCTTTCAGGTTGGAAACGATCGTGCAGGTCATCATCTTGCCCCGTTTGAAATACTCGCTCATTTTCCGCATTATGGTACTGTTGATTTTATGCAGCTTTATTTCGCCTTTCAGTTCCAAACCGGTCATTTTCTGCCCTTCGTTTAATCTCTGTACCATTGCGATCGCTGTCTTTTTCGGCGTAACTTCCGCTTTTAACGCCGTCACCTGCGCCAAATATTCGCCGTCAAGCCACGCCTCGCCCCATGTTCCATTTATAACCTGCTCTGGTTTAAATTCTTTCGACATATTCTTCTTTCCTCCCTTTCTTAAATGTAAATAGGCATTTTAATATCTTCGATTGCATCTAAGATTTTTACATTGCCTGTTAAAAATACGCTTGCGCCGGTGTTCGCTGTAATAATCTCTTCATCGCTGCACTCGTCAACATCTTTTATCGCGCCATCGTCAAGCGTTGCCTGTAGCCCTTTCCTTTTCAGATAGACCCGGATCGCCTCCGCATCTAATCCAACTGAATAGCTGCTTACAATATCATCGCGCTTTAACTGCGCAAAATAACTACTGATCGCCGTTATCAGCAGGCATTTGTTAGAATATGTGTTTGCGTATTTGCCTAAATAGCTGTCCTGCGCCGTTTTGACAATATCGTCATTTATCATATCCATAGCCTCAACGATCTTGATCTTTTTAAAGCTGTCGCCTTTGCCGTCAATCGTTGTAACAAAGCTATTAACGCCCCTTACAACCTTTACCTTCTCGCCGTCATAGAAAATAATAAATTCTCCCTTATCTACCGGCGTGTCGTTATCGGTTAATCTTGTGCAATCCGATAATTCCGGCAACGGCGCATAGGTGCAGGCAATCGTCATAGGCGTACCTGCGATCAATCCGGCAATCCTCGCGCAATACTGCTCTGCTGTGTAAATCGTATCTACGGTTGTTTTTTTGCCGTCTTTTGCCGTTACGGTTTCCGTTTTTACACTCTTTGCGGTTGTAAAATTGATAATGCCTTCATTGTCTGCCGCCACGTTCGGCAAAACCGCCTTGATCTTCTTTTTCTTATTCTGCCTCATGGTCTTAACCCATGTTGCAATATCCTCCCCTTTGCCGTCCGTTTCCACTGTCGGGATTGCCAGATAATCAAAGCGGATCGTTTCCGCTGCCGTCATTGCCTTTTTATATCCAGCGTCAACTGCTGCCTCCTCTGCGTCTTCCGCAATCCCCATTCCGTACACAAGCACTTTCTTAGGTGCATTTGTGTAGCCGATCATCGCAAGTTTTACCTGCTCTTTGCTTGCGTCTGACAGACTCGCCGGTATGTCACTTTCTGTTACTACCGTTGCTGGATTGATTGCGGGTACTGGTAACGTGTCCCTTACCCACAGCATGACAATACCCCGCTCGCCTCGCGTAATTGCTGATATTGCCTTTTCAATAAAACTAATGTCAATACTTGGTGCACCCATTTTCTTTACCTCCTAGTTATAGAATGTATTGCAAAAGAGATTTCCAAACTTATTCAAAAAACCTGTTTGCCTATTTCATCAATTGCAGCTGGCTGCCTTGGCAGTTCTTTCAATCTGTTCATCTATTTCATCAACATTCTTTGGCAGTTTCCCTTGTTTCTCTAATCTCTCATAATATTTTAATCTTTCGTACAAATCTTCCTGCGCCCACTGATCGGGGGAAAACAATGCGTCTGACTCCCGGCGCAATACATCGATTTCCTTGCAGACCTTATCCAGTGCCCGGGCATGGTTGGGATGTCTCAGGATATATTTTATGGCCTCCTTGCGCCTAATGATCGCCGCACTCAATCGCGTTTCCCTAAGCAACTGCTCATCAGTTATAGTTGCACCCATTTTCTTTTCCACCCTCTCATCTACCTCCTTTAACCGTGTGTTATCACTACACCTAATTCCTGCGCCACCGGTGCCGTATCTTCTTTTTGCGTATTTTCCTTGTAGTCAATTTCAATGCTGATCTGCAAGATATCTTGATACTCCCCGATGTAATCGTGCGAAAACTCGCCTACTGTCAGCCTCCGATCTCCAACATAAAAAATCAGCCCGAAAAGGTTCTTTATTTCGTCCACCTTTTCAAGCTGATCCATTTCGCTTTTCTCCGCTTGGAAATATGTTATTTTAATTGTAAAGCCGCCCTTTGCGAAATTTTTTGTTTCTGCCCTGCTGCCTTTGTCTATAATCTCCGTGAAAAAGCAGGGTGCGTCATACCCCTCCCTGATCTCTTTCCCATAGATCTTATATTTTGGCGGTGGGTATCTCCCTTTTAGTAATCCATTAATTGCTTTCTTTATCTCTAAAAATTTAATCTAAATCACTCTCCCTTAAAATATCGTCTACCATCTTTTCAAACCGTTCCGGTACAATATCCTTGTAATCATTCCTTGTTTTTTCCATGATGTGTTTTCCCGCTACAAAGCCTATAACGTGACCATCCCGCACAAGCTGGTGTCCGTTTTCAACCAAATGAAAATGTGGTGCTTTATTCCATATTAACGCCGTCATGCCCAAACCATCATCTATAATTTTTGATCCCCAATTCTTCTTTATCGCATACTTTTCATCATCTTCATTTCTTTTTATATGCTTTAATTCCGAATTTGCTTTCTTTTTTGCTGATGCTTTATATTCTTTTGATAATTGTTTCAAAGTTTCCTCTGCTTGTGCAGGTGCTTTTCTAATTGCTTTTATCAAATCCTGCTCTAGTTCTTCTAGTCCTTCAATATCAAAATCAAAACCATTTGCCATATTGACGTTCCTCATAACAAGACCGCTATATCTTCGGTTTGTTAAAGATATAGCGGTCTTGTTATTTTCATATTCATTACTCAAGATTTGCAATTGCGTAATCCGCTTCTTCCTGAGTGAATTTGTCTCCATATTCGGAAACAAGTTGATCATGGATTTCAGCGGGCGACATATTCATCATTTCCTGATACGCCTTGGCTGATTCCAGTGCGTTTTTATTCCAATCTGCCTCTATATTATCAATCGCATACTGCGCCTCCTGTTCGGTAAACTTGTCTCCGTATTCTGAAATCAGTTGATCGTAAATTGCCGCCTTTGACATATGCATCATTTCGCTATAACTTTCTGCTGAAATCAGCGCATTTTCATTCCAGTCTGTTTCCATGTTGTCAATGGCATATTGCGCTGCCTCCTGTGTAAACTTATCGCCATATTCAGAAATAAGCTGATCATAAATTGCCGCCTTTGACATATGCATCATTTCGCTGTATGTATTGGCACTGTCCAGCGCAGACATATATTCTGTCGGTATACCTTCATTTTCATCTTTTATATTTTCGGTTTCCGAATCTCCCTGTTGTTCGCTTTTATCCTCCGTTTGGGTTTCATCTGTTTGGGATTCGTCCGTTTGGGGTTCGTCCGTTTCCGGTTCCTCTACTTTAACAATTTCCGTTGGTGCTTCCGTTTCCACGCTTTCCACATCGGTTTGTGATTCTGTGCCCGAACTGCTTCCTGCCGTTGCCGCACTGCCTATGATCACAACTATAATAACCCAAAACCACCACTTTTTCCAAATTTTCTTTGAAGGTTTTACCTCTCCTTCCGAAAGTTTGTTTATTTTTTCTTTTTCGCTCATATCATGCGCCTCCTAATGTTTTTTCACATTATACCTCCTTTCCATTCGCATTTAAAGTTATTTTTTAATTTTTTCAGTACAAATTATTTCTAACATTGCATTTTGTTCTCTCACATTAATAATAGATACGATGTTAAAAAAGCGATCCTTATATTTTATAAACATGTCCGGCGTTATTTCTCTATGGTATCGTGTTGTTATTTTATAGGTCAGTTCCGGCCTTATCCGCTGCGCCTCCTGGTACTCTCTGCCTCTTGTCGGCTCTACGCTCGCCCAAACTGTCTTAACCTCTGTTAGTACCTGCTCCATTTGGGATAAACCATTTTCTATTTCCTCATACCTGCAGAATGTGATCCGTTTGTTTGTCCGTCCTATATCCATACCGCCACCTACTTATTCTGTAATTGCAGCATTAGCGATCTTGTCATAAAGTTAAAATCTTCCCCAACGCCTCCGGCAGGTGTCCGCTTTTCGTACCAGTAGGCTATAAGTAATTGCAGGTATATCTTTTCTAAAGCATAATTAGCCTTATTGCCGCTTTCGTCTGTTTCGGGGTACTCTTTGCCAGTTGCGTTTTTCAGATATTCGACCGCTGCCGTAATGCAGTTTTGCAATAATTGATCATCCTCGTCAATGTCAATCCTTGCATACTCCTTAACCTCTTTTAATGTTATCATAGTTGCGCCTGCCTTAACCGGCGGCAGGCGTTGCCCTGCCGCCGCTGTCCTTATTTCCCGCTATGCGCTGCCTGCTGTGCCATGAAATCAGCCACAACCGCCGCTTTTTCATTCGTTGCCGTTGTTGTCATGGTGTACCCTAATTGGGTTCCTAGCTCAATTATCCTTTCGCGTGAGAGCTTTTCAATTTCTGCCTGCGTATACGTTTTTGTTCCGTCCGTGCCAAGGCTTGCCGCCGCCGCGCCGCCCGGTGTCTGAACCGTATGCTCCACCATGACAATCGCCTCCTCATCCACGCTCTGGATGTCCAGGCGCTCACGTACTTTAACGCCGGTCTGGTCGGTTTTCCATAACTCGCCCGCTGTGCTTGAAATGTCGATTGTCAGCGTCTCACGGTCAAAAATTGTGACCGCCTCTTTCAGATCACCGCAAATGATCGGCACCTTATAGCCGCCCTCTACCGCCACGCTCGGCAATGTCTTATTGCCTACCTTTTTTACCGGATATTTGCCAAATAAAAGCATACTCATGGGCTTTGTTGGATCCGGCTGCATAATATATCTGCCGTCTTTGTCCTTTAAGGTGTCAAGCCAGTTATAGCCGTCCTGGTTAGTAACCACACACGCGCCTAAGGCGATTGCCGGATCAAGCAGGATATTGAAAACCTTTTTCAGGTCATCCAACCCCTCAACCGGCACCTCCGCGTCTTTGGTGATCTCGCGGATCTTGGCAATAATCATAAAATTTCTTGTTGCCTTCGCTTTCTTGGCGATCCACCTTTTCAGATAACCGATGATGTTTTCGGCGGTATCGTCCAAAAGTTCCCGCGTAACCTTTAAGATGCCGCCCTTTTTCTTTACCTTGTAATCAATCTTTTCAAACTGCGGCGTGGAAACCTCCGGGAACTCCGCCGCCTCATCCACGTTGTCAAAAGGTGTCTGGTCGGCATACCGCTCAATAACCCTGCTGCCGCTTAACGTGCTTACGCGCTCCACGTTTACAAGCGTTTCCAGCGCGTCCTCCGATCTGCGCAATTCCTTAACGGCTGTCCTTATGTCCTTCGGCACCGTCAGGCCGCCGTCCTCGTCCTTGCCTTCATTCATGGAATTAAGGATCTCTTTATCCTCTGCCGATAAATCGCCCTTTCCTACTGCCGCCTTGATTGCGTTTACAAATGCGCCCGTGGTCTTCTTGGTCTGATCCACAATGCTTTTCGCGGTTCCGGCTGCTGCCTGCTGCCGCGTATCGTCCAGTTTATCCTGCTCTAAATCATAGAGTAAATCAAACTGCGCCTGCATCTCTTTTAATTCTTCCTTTGCCTTGCCTGCGTCTTCGATCTTTCCCGCCTTGCAGAGATCCCTCACTTCCTGCTTTTTCGTCCTGATGCTGTCTAACAGCTTCTTTAATTCTTCATTCATGGTATTTATTCCTCCTTGATTATGCATTAGAAAAGGACTTAGATTAAATCTAAATCCTCTAGAATTGCCTCTATCTGTTTTTCTTTGTCCCCTCCCGCTGCCGGTGCCTGGTTGTTTTTCAGCATTTTCTCTATCCGTCCCGCCAGCGCGTCGGCTATGCTGTCAATGTCAGCCGCCTGCGGCGTGTGTCCTGCTTTCAACTTTTCCGGCAGGTTGTTGTACCGGTCGAAATAATCACTTGCGCAGGCTGCGGCGTTGCTCTTTTCCGCTACCTCAATATCAAAAAATTCCTGCCATTCCTCGCCGTTTTTCCATGTTTCCGCGTCAATCAGCGCGTTTATTTGTTCCGGCGTTACCCCCTCTTTAGCGTGCTGCATATAGGTGTTTAAAATAACCTTTTGGCAACCGTCTAAAATGTCTGCCTCCTTCCTCATATCGTCTGCGTTGCCCCATGTGATGCTGCTCGGTTTATGGATCATCATCTGCGCGTTTGCCGGTATAATGATTTTATCGCCCGCCATTGCTATAACGCTTGCGATGCTCGCCGCCAACCCCTCAACATATACGGTTATTTCTGCATCGTACCGTTTTAAGATATTGTAAATAGCGATGCCTCCAAATACCGAGCCGCCGCCGCTGTTAATATGCACGTTGATCTTTGTGACGCCGTCAAGCTGGTCTAGAAAGTCCTGCACATCTTTCGGGGCTTTGTCTTCGGGGTAATACTTCTGCCATTCCCCTAAACTCTCACTGTTAATATCCCCGAAAAAACAGAGATCCGCCGATGTTTCCGCTTCGTTTCGGATCTCAATGCTGCCAACTTCCCTATAACGGCTGTTTCTGTCTTTCTTTTGTAATTTTAAAATTTTGGCCACCTTCGCCGCCTCCTTCCCCTTGGTCTTTCCCAATGTCCGCGACCTTAATATAATTCCCGTTGCATATCAGGTCATCGCCGCCCTCTTTTCTCGGCTTATTCATTAGCGATCTTGCCTCATTTGGCGTATATATGCCATTCTGCACATATCCGGTTAAAATTGTTGCTTGGCTTTTCGCGTCAGTACGCAAAATAACATTCTCATTAAATTTAAAGTGTTTTCCCTCTGCCGTTTCGCCTGGCTCCAACAATTTATAGTTTATTTCCTCCTCATACTGCTTTAAGATATATAATTCAGTGTCAATGTAGAAAGAAATGTTCTGCATTTCGCTGTTGGCGTAGCTGCTTTTCTCGTAATCATTTATTTGGTTCGGCTTGATGCCAAACGCGCCCGCGATCTGCAGCGCGCTGTACTTTTTCAACTCAAAAAATTGGCTGTCTGTCAGCTTGATGTTAAGGGGCTCTAACTTCATGCCGATCGGTATAGGGATAAATTTACCTGCGTTATTCGCGCCGTTGGCGTATCCCTCCAGCCTTGCGACCAACTGTTTCTCCAGTTTTGGGGATAAATCGCCGGTGTACTGCAACGCCGCCCGCGCTGTCAGGCCGCCTTTATATAGGTTGTTCATAAAGTTCTGGCTTTCCAACCCTCCGGTTATTGTTGCCTTTAAAATATCCCGCACCGGCGCGCCAGTCAGGCCGTCAAATGACATTGATGTTTTAAAATGCATTACATCGCCTGACGGAAAGCAATAGCTCTCGCCGCTGTATTTGTCTGTATACCAATAATAAATATCGCCTGCGGCACCAAATACGCCCTTGTCGTCCACAATTACCGATACATCGCTTGACGGCATGACCCATAGGTTTTTTATTTCTATGTCGCCGCCGTACTTCTTTCTTTTAAATTCCCTTTGGATCCATACATAAGCGTTACCGTAATGGTTCCGGTTGTTTTCAACCGTCCCCCAAAATACGGTAGGTGTCATTTGCGGGTTTGGTCTTGTTTTCAGCAGATTATAGGCGGCGTTTCCCGCTGCCTCCTCAATCCCCCGCTCTGTCTGCTGATAGAATTTAACCGGCATTTTCCCCAATGTCTCGGATAACATCTTAAGGCAGGTAAAATAGGTCACTTCCCCTAAAACCTTTTTCGGCGTCCCCGGTATTCCCAGCCATTCCAGCAGGCTTTCATCATCCGCGCCCGCTGCCGGCCTTACCGTTTTATTAAAAAATTTCCTCATTTTGCTTGATATTCTCATTTGCCACTTTCACCTGCCTCCTTCCCAAACATTTTCAGATATGCCTCCACACTCTGGTCGGTTGTTATTTCTTCAACTTCAATCCCCATTGCTACCTTGTGGGCGCATATCGCCGCGTCGCATGGATCTATCCGGTTTTTCTGTAACATCTTATCTATTTTAATTTCGCCGAAACTGTTCGGCTCTGATAAAATAGCGTCATTCATGGATCTTGTTAATAGCTTGTTGCGCCCGTCATACTCTATGTTGTGTGCCTTTACCTCCAGCTGGAAATCTTTTGTCGCGTCGTTTAGGCTCCGTGCGCTCTGCTTAATTTCCGCCAAATCACAACCGAAATCTTCAAGATCCAGTAAAAACGCGCTTGCGTTATGCGGATCGTACGCGATCGTTGTTAAATCTATCTCGTATGTGTCAACCAATGTATGCAGGTGTGCTAAGATTGTTTTATAATCCGTCTTTATGCCCGCCGCTGCCGTTGTTACTGTCAAAAGCCCTTCCTGCTGCCAAATCACATACGGCGCGTTATCCTCTTGATCCATATGTTCCTGCATACGCCGCTTTGGTATGAATGAATGGGAATAAATATAATATTTCTTGTCGCCGGTCTTTTCGTCCTTATAGGGAAATTCCAAAACAAGCGATGTAAGATCGCCGCCGCTTGACAGATCCAAACCGCATATTGCTTTTTTGCCCCGGAAATCTTCAAGCGTTTTCCTGCAGGCGCATTTCTCCCATTCTGCCAAATCAATAAACGCAGTTTCCGCATTTGTTACCCAAATGTTTAACGATTTTGTCATAAAATCGCGTAATTCCTCGCCGCCCATTGATTTAGCTTTCTTTGCGTCTTCCTGCATCTGTGAAACCAATTCCGGATCGTGTCCGGTCAGCGGGCAGCACTTGATCCAGTTTTCCGGATCCCAAATGTTGTCTTTTTCGTCCATTTGGGCTATATAAATAAATTGCCGCTCGTTTGCGTCAATTCCCCTTAACACTCGGCGGCAATACTTGTATAACTCATAGCAGGGCGCGTTCAGATTGAAACCTGCCGTTGTGATAACCGAAATAAGCGATTGTTTTAACTTTCTTGTACCGCCTTTCAGCAGTTTATACATTTGGTTATCCTTGTGTGCGTGATACTCGTCTACAATGCCTAAATACGGTCTGAAACCGTCTATTGACTTTGTATCTCGCCCCAATGCCCGAATAACTGTATTTGTGATCTTTCCGGTTATCTCGCTTTTGTAATCCTTTATATCAAACAATTCCTGCAGGTCTGCATCGGCATTTATGAATTTTGTTATTTCATTTAAGACAATCCGCGCCTGGTCTGATTTTGTCGCCGTACAGTAAATTTGACCGTAATTGTAATTGTCAAAATTACTACACTTGATGCCTAAAATAGCATTTAAAACGCTTTTGCCCTGCTGCCGCGCTACCTGCACATAACTATCAGTAAACCGGCGTTTTCCGGTTTCCTTATGCACCCAACCAAAAAGCGAACCTAAAATAAACTC